TCTAATTCTCATTTTTTAATTATTATTATTATTATTATATAGATTCATTTAAATCATAAATCTTACCTATATCCGTTTTAAAATTATCTAAACTAAAATCAGTATTCAATAACTTATCCTTAACTTTTAAAAGTTTATCTTTCAAATCCAAATCAGAAGACTCATTTAATTTATTATTGATAGTATCAATACACTCTCTTTTTAGTTTATTAAATATTTCTTCTTTATCTTCATTACTACCATTAAGAACTGTCTTAATAATTTCTTTTTCTGATTCTGAAATATTAGAATATCTAGAGTTAAATTTATTAACCGCCAATTTTGTTAGTACACTAGGTGGTAAATCTATACTTTCTGTAACAACCTCCTCAACATCTTCTTTTTCTAACATCACCCTAACAATATGATTAATTGACTCATTCACCTTTTTAAGATTAGAAGGTGTTTTTTTTGTATTAACTAAATATGTTACCTTATTATAAAATTCTTGATTTTCTTTTACGATTTTATTCCCTTTAAGGACTTTAAGAAAAAATTCATTACCTTTATTAATGTGTTCTTTATCTAACCCCCCCAATAAAGAAATATTTTCTTTAACAAACTCTATTGCTTCAGTTTTATCATCAAACTTAGTGTTTTGTAAATTACTATAGATTAAATACTGATTCTTTAGTGTTTCATTTTCTTTTATTGTTTTTAAAAACTTAGAAAATAGTTTTTTACCCTTATTGTCTTTTTTAATTGTAGACTCAATAACTAAATTTTTAAAGGTATCTTTTATATTGCCAAAATTACTCATGTTCTTTTTTATTAATAAATATTCTGAATTTATAAAAAAGATCTATTTTGTTAAATTATCAATTTCTTTTGTGATATCACTAATCTTAGAATTTAGAATTTCTGTATCTTTTTCTACGTCATCTAAGTTAAATACCTTTTCATCTTTATCTAAACTTTCCATTAGTCTATTTAAATACATACCTTGATATTTTTTAACTTTTTCTTCGTATTTTCTCTTTTCTTGTTCTAATAAAAGATTGTCTTTTTTATCTTTAGTAGATTCTACTGCCGTTCCTGTTTCTGCCGCAGCTGCTTCACCACCAGCTAAACTATCTGCTGCAGATTCTAAACCACCTGACTCATCACCGAACCCTGCCATTTCACCACCAGTATCTCCACCACCTTCTTCACCACCTTCTGATGTTCCGCCACCTGTTAATGTGGAGAAGTCACCGTAAAGTTTATCAACTCTATCAAACATACCTGTTTTCTTAATTACATTAGCAGTTTGTTCCATCTCTGCAGCTGCCGCTTTTTCTAATCTTTGTTGTTCTAAATCATTTCTAATATCTTCTTCTGACATACCTAAAATTTCTTTTCTAGCTCTTGTCATAGACATTGAACCAAAACCGTTACCTGCATCAGACACCGCATCTTTATATAATGTAACTTTTAACTGAGTCTGTTCAATTTTTAACATCTCTGCTTGTGTTGAAGGGTTATTAAGAGTTAAAGTAAAGTTTTCTAATTCATCCTCTAATCCTAAAATATATAAGTGAATTATCGCAATCTTATTTAACTCTTGTAACATTGCTTGTTGAATTCTATTAACAGTTCTAGCAAATCTAATATCTTGTAATGCCAAATTTTTACCTTCACCATTCACCTCTTCAAAACCTAAAAATGGTTTTGGTACCCTAAGTGCAGTAAATAACTTTTTCTGTAGATACTGTATATCTGCAATCTCTGATAGGTTAGTTGCCCCTGGTAATGTTTCTATTGGTGATGGTGCACTCGCATCTCTAACTGGAATAAAATAATCTTGGTCTTGTGCCATTTGATTGTACCTAGTATCTATCTGTCCTGTGTTCTGATCAATAACAGGACTTCTTTTAAAGTTGTCTGCAATTTTATTAACATATGAGGGTACATCTTGTTCATCAATATTACCTACAAATATTTTAAATATTCTTCTCTCTGGTGCTCTTGTTACTCTATATATTAACATTGCATCTTCAGAAAGTAATAATTGTTTCCATATTCTTCTAGCTTTTTCTAACATAGATGTCCCATAAGGTAGTCTTCTATCATCACCTAACAATCTAAAATGTGCAACTTGCCAAGCATTGAACTCAATATCTCTTTGTCCCCATACAAATTTAACTGGATTAAATTTATCTGTTTCTGAATTCATAGAATTTTCACCAAACCCAGAGTTTTCTTTCCTACTAATTTCTATATTTGGTAATTGTTTTACACTTGTCACACCATCGTCACTGTCGATACTTAAATATAAAAAGTCGTCACCATATTTACAAACGTTTCTAGTCCACATTGGTAATGATGTATGAATATCTAATCTATTAAAAAATAAATCATCTAATATTCTTCTAACCCTTCTACTTTCAGAAAAAATATTAATAACTTTATTATCTGGATTTAGTGTAGTTGATTCTTCCATCATAATATCTAAAGCCGCTGCTATCTCTGGAAAAAATTCCATACCTTCAAAATCTGCATAAGAAGCTAACCTAGTAGTTTCATAATATATGGAGTGTTGATATATTTCATTATCTACTTTCTGCCATTGATTTGCGAGGTACGTATCTTGTTGTCGTTTTAACTTCTCATAGTCGTATTCTTCTTTAGACTTAGTTTTTAGAAGTTCTTTATCGTTTATAGAATATCTAGACTTACTTTGTTGACGATTAACGTCAGGACCGAATAAATCATTTAATTGTTGGAATACTGTTTTTCTTGCCATTTTCTTTTAATATACTTTGTTACTATTATAATAAATATATAGAAAAACTAAATACTATTTAATTCCAAATAACCAATTATAATCTCCGTTATCATTATTACTATTATTTGATTGTTTTGGGTTATATGTTGGGGTATTAGTATAGAAAGGATTTATATGTTTTTCATCATTAAACATTGGATCACTTTGTTTGTTAGTCGTATTTACCCAACTATCCAACATCGCCTTAGTTTGTTTTTCTACGTGTTCTAATTTCTTAAAAGAAGTTTGTATTATAAATATTGACATTGCATATGCCATAATAATATCATCATGATATCCTTCCATATGATCGGGTCTACCTCCTTTATAAACAAAAGTTTTAAGTTCTGAAATCATTCTTTGTGAACGTATAATAGTTTTATTCTCTCTAATATGTTCTTCTAATTCACTAACCATTTGTAACCTAGTGTTACCTACATTAAACCCAGGGACCTTATCACCTTGCTTATATACAGTTTTTGCGTATTTTTCAGATAATTTTCTACTCTTAGGATCATCATAGTGGAGATGTTTATATTCCATCTCCAAAAGTTTTAAAACTGTTGCAACACCCATACCACCTGTAATATCTACTATGGTATATGCATTATACATATTACCATACTTATACACTATTTCTGCTAATATATCTGGTGGTAACTTATGTTTAAATTCTGCAACTTGTTCTAAATTTTCAAAATCTAATATAACTATGGTAGAACTATCTTTACCATCACCTCTACTAACATCAACACCCATAATGTATTTATGTCCCACCTCAGGTTTTTTCCAAATCCACATACTCTTCTCAACCTCAGAAGCGAATTCAGGATCTTTTACAAAATTTTCTTCATGATACGTAACATACTCATCGTCTACAACATTACCACCCGAACCAATAAATGAAACATCAAGTTCTTGTGCAATTTTTTTAGGGTCACCCATATCTGCCGACATCTCATCGTACCAAGGAGATAAAGGTTTCCAACCATCTTTTATCATTATTTCATAATATTCGATTGTAGATTCATCAGTTTCATATATATTATCCATATATTCCCACCTTAACTTAGTCCTATCTACCGTATCACAAATTATTTTTTCTTTTTCCTCCTCATCCCCCCTAACCCAATAAAGACCTCTATTGTATCTAACATCATGATACCATTTCATCTCTACTAAGTTAAAGTTATTATCACCTGTTTTAGACTTATCGTAGGTTTTATAGTATAGTGGATCCATACCATTTGGTGTAGATATTAATGCAATCTTACCACCTGTACCTAATGAGGCTAGTGCTGCACCAAATACGTCAGAGCCATTATCAATAAAGGCAGCTTCATCCATAACTAAAAATGTTGGAGTAAACCCCCTTAATGCATCTTTAGATGTTGCGAGTGCTCTAATCTCACAACCATTAGATTTTAATTTAAGGTGTCCCTTTGAATTTATCTCTAAGTAATCACTACCTTCATTTAAACCCCAAACCCAATAAGGTATCTGATCTAAAAAGTCTTTAACTTTTTTTAAGAATTCTTGTGCTAGTGTCTGTTTGTTCGCCAGTATCAACACTTTACTAGGGTTATCGGGGTCACCAAATGCAGATTTGACTGCAATATAAGCAGCAGTAGTAGTAGACACACCTGCCTGTCGAGGTTTGGTAACTAAATTACGATTGAACTCTTCATAGGATTTAATTACTTCTTTTTGTTTATAAAACAATTTAAAAGGTACCATACCTTCTTGTGTTAAATCAAATGTCTTTAAAAACGTTTCAATACCATAAATAGGATCTCCCAAACAACGAGCAAATATTTTCAATTGTTCCGCTCTATCCATAACTCTTTTTTATATAAATATGATTAAATGGTTAAAATGCAACTAAATTACCTTCTTCGAAAGCATTATAGTTAGGTCCTAATTTATATGTAACATTACTACCACCACCTATCTTTTGTATAATACCAGCAGCGTTTGCTGCACTCCAAAACTGAGAAAATTGTCCTGGACTATCCTTACTACCAATGTAATTTAAAAACCCTCTCTTTGTTTTTTTAGGGGTGTCATTCATATAGTTTACTAAATCTCTAATCATAGTATCATCCCTCCTTTTAAAAGTATAACCACCTCTCATTTTGTCAAATAAAGCAATCCCATTTTTTTCTGCAAAATCTTTAACTGTACGAGTAAGATTTTTTCTGTCATTATAAATCATATCTTTTTTCATATTAGACGCAATTCTAATTGCTTCTCTATGTTCATAATTATCAAATAAGTAAGATACTACGTCATCAACCATACCACCCATAATTTCTTTTAAAATTTTAGATTCAACACCCCCAATCTCAAACCTATCTACTATTAACTTTTGTAAGTTACTTAAAGAATTATATTTTTCTAATGGATTTTTATCACTACCAACTATCTCTTCTGTTTCTTCTTCTATAAAGATGTCTAATATTGGGATTAAACGGGTATCAATCCTTCGTATGTGATACCCTCTTAATCTAGGTAAAATAGTATTTTCAAACCAATCACGTATTTTCTTACTATGTTTAAACATACGTTCATCAAAACCAAATTCTTTAAAATATACATCTAACGCACTCATAGGGTTTAAAAGTTCAACCCTTTCGAAAAACTTATTAAGAAAACGTTCTTCTTTAGGGTGTAAATTATCCTCCACTATTCTACTTAATTGACTCTCTGTTAGTTTAATCTTCATATCATAAATTACCTAATACGTTATCATTTAAATGTTCTGAGACTTTTATTTGATCGGGATAAAAATAACTCAAATCTGGAGTTTGTAACATTCCTTCCCATTCTAAGAATACTTCTATGACATTTAAAAAATAACTTTCATTATCTTGAGGAAATTCTCCTTTATACTCTAAATACCCATAATTGAACTCCATAAATTTATCTGTCACATCAAACTTAAGTACGTGTTTATCAGAACCCCCTTCTTTTTTTGATTTTACCATATCCCATTCAGGTTTAGAACCAATAACTGAAATTACTTCTCTCATCATATCCGCACTTAATTCATCTTCCGATGCAGATTCAAATGACCACCTATAAAAGTTCTTCAATTCAGACTTTAAATTACCAAACATACTTTCATTTTCTATTAACTCACGTAATAAATCATTATCCAATAACATGTCTTCTCTTAACCCATCCCCATCTGGATCTTCATCATATCTTTCAGGAACACCATCAAACTGTCTACCAATAAAATTATTTTCTTTAATATATTCTTTTATATGTTGTAAAGATTTTTCATCTAAATTATCCCAAACATCACTATCAAAATCTACATCAAACCACCCATATAAATCTGACCAATCTTCTGACAATACTCTTTCTGCGGTATCCCTATCATCGTCATTATATAATATAGATAACTCCGCCCAACCATCACATATTAAATATATTTTATCCCCTTCTATTTGAATGTCACCATAAACAGATTTAGGTTCTTTACGTTTATTTTCTTTTGATGGGTTAATAATAAATGTGTCTAATGTATAATATTTGTCTATCCATCCTGTACCATTTAAAATTTCATAAGGATCCCCAACGTTATTTCTTAAAAGGTTCTCTTCTTGGTGACCAGCGTAATCAAAAGGATCTTCACCGACAACGTTGGTAAAAAAATTAAACACACCAAACATAATCTCTTTATGTGAATAACTACCTGTCCCTAATAACTCATCTATTTCCTCAATATAATCAGGTATAGTATAATATTCATCATCATATTTTTTAAACAACTTACTTAATATCTTATTAAATAATTTTAACTCTTGTGGTTCTAACATTATTTGTTTTATTAATAAATATTGATTTAAAATAAAAAATCCCACCTATTGATGGGATTGATATCATATTAAAAATTAATCTTATATATACTTATGAAGTTTTTCTACAGTTTCAAAATCACCGTTGTCCAATGCGTCATCAATTAAATCTTGTATTTCTCTAGGTGTCATCTCAGAATAATCAACCTCTTTAGGTTCAGACACTATAGGTTCTTCTTTAGGTTCATCACCTAAATTGTCTAATATGTCATCCATATCATCATATCCTGTATCACCTAAAATATCATCTAAACCTTCTGATGGTTCATCTTCATGAATATCTTTTAGGTTTTGGATAACTTCTTTACATTTTTGACTACCACTTAAAATTTCTTTCATAAATTCGTGAAATTGTTTCGCTGGTAACTTAGTTAATTCTTGAAATAACCATTGTTTCATATCGTAATTATCACTACCTACACAATCTAAGAATTTTTCCCACATACCAGGACCTAATCTCATTCCCCATATTTCACCTTCTACTGTGTCTGCCTTTTTAATTACTTCCGACTGTTCTTCAAAGTCTAAGTGTCCATCTGCCCAATTGATTGCAGATAATTCTAATGTCCCTTTGATTAATTCGTGTACTAATAATGGGAATATCCATGCCTTTGCAACTACAACTGGGATTTCATCATCTTCTTCGATATCTACTTTTTCCATTTCTTCTTCTTCGTCCTCATCTTCTGGTGCTTCAGCTTTTCTCCATTCTATCTTCTCTACACCACCAGCTTGTCCACTCATTGTACTATCAGGTATAACCCAATATTGGAAATCTGCAAGTGACATAAGTTTACCATATAATCCCATAAGTCTAGGGTCAATAGAATCTAATTCATCTGCAACCATATGGAAAATATAATGTCCCTTTTTAGATGCCCCTTGCATCAAAGCATTTATAACTCTCCTTTTATCAACCTCCATTTCTAACTCTTCCATTCTTTGTGCACTTTTTGGTGATTTAGGAACATCAAAGTCCGAATCAAAATCTTCTTCTTCTTCTTCTTCTTCATCTCCAAAACCTAAATCTGTACCTGGAGGTGAAAGGGTTGCCTCTAACATTTGATCTGGAATATCAAACTCTTCTGATACAATATCTATCGCTAATTGTTCTAAAGCATCTTTATGTCTTGTTTCTATTTGACTTACTTCACTCATTATCTGAAACATTTGTTGCATCATCATAGGATTAATTCTTTCTATACCATGATATCTTTTAACTTTATTAATGATTTCTTTAAATCTTTTACTAGCCATTTTTTCAGAATAATTTTGTAAATCAGAACCCACAGGCATAGACTTACTTTTACCAAAAATATGTTCACCACTTTTAAGTTTACCTTCTATATCTGGATTCATTCTTTCGGGATGTTCTGGATCATATTCAATTGCTTCTACAATCCTATTAATTCTTAATTTCTCACTAAGAACTCTTTTTGTAACTTCACTTATAATATTTTTTCTTTTCATTTTAATATTTTTTTTATATTACCAATCATAAACTACTGATGTCCACATACGGAAAGCTTCATTGGCTAATTTTTCAAACACTCTCTGTACGTTTCTAGTTTCGTGGTCACCATTAGTTCTATCAATTCTTTTTAATGCCGCTCTGATTAATACATCTCTAACTGCTTGTTTTTTCTCTAGTAAATAGTTAATGATTTCTATTTTTTCTTCTAATGAATCTAATTCACTTTGATATAAACCAATGTCTTCCCCTTCGTTTTCTATATCATACTCTAATTCTTCTTTTTGTTGTTCTAAAGACTCTAAATCCATGCTTTGTCCGTATAACCATCTATGTAGATCTTTTTTAGTCCAATTAAGTATTGGGGCTGCACCAAACATGTTAATGAGTCCACTTTCCCTAAGTTTTTCTAACCAACCTACAATTACGCTAAATTCCCTTCTATCTAATTCTGGTACAATATGTAATTTCTTACCTCTAGACTCATTCATTGGTTTCTTAGTATTTACGTATTCTATTAACTCACCTTTTTTCATTTTAGGGTTAATAGATTCTTTTCTTCTATGTGGTTTCTTTATAGAACCTTCATAACCTATAGATGCGGTACAAACTGCGTATGGGTTATAATCTTCACCCCTTTCTTTATTTTGTTTTTTTACATCTTTAACGCAACGTTCCCACTTTTTTTTATGAATAGGACTTTCTTTTTCTTTTTTGGACTCGTTAATATTAAAATAATATTTACTTTGATTTTTATTTAAAAAATTCTCAGTCATTATTTTTTTTATTATGTCCCTTTTTTTCATTACTTTCTATTTAAGAATTTTTTGAATAAGTCTTTTGTTGATTCATTTTTACTAGTTACTGTCATACCACCATCTTTATTTAACATAACTGAACCATCAACATCTATACCTGCACCCTCTTGTTCTGCTCTTTTTACATCGTCTGAGGTGTATTTGGTTTGTTTAACAGTTGTTTCTTCCGCCTCATCAATATAGTAACCCTCTTCGTCATATTGATCACTAACATCTATTGGTTCTGTATAGTCTCTATAATCAGGTTGTACTGGTGCGTGTCTCATATAAATCTCAGGATATTGTTTCGCCATTCTTCTTAAGATTGCGTCTGGATTTTTTCTCATATACCTAATAACTGCAGGATCCATATCATCACCATACTTACCAAATACCCCTTCAATACCTTTTTCTCTTGGTGTCGGTTTAAAATCTCTTTTACTATAAGTGTCTCTCATCTCATAGTCTTCATCTAAATAATTTTCCATCAACTTACGTCTAGTTGCTCTTTTAATTTCTGATTCGTAAATTTTTATTTTCTTTCCCATAACTTATGTGTTTATTGTTTCTTTTTCATACATTATTATCATATCTTTTTCATAAAGTTTATCTTCTACTGAAGAAATTTCTTCCCCAAATGAAAAATATAATCTTTTATCAGGATACTCATCATACCCTTCCATATTTTCCCAAGCCATTGCAACTATTCCGTCAACTGCGTCCCACATTGCGAATGAGTCAGATTCTTGTACTAAATCTAATCTCATATCAGTATTTAATGTACCTGACTTTTTTATAAATTTTCCTTCTGGTGGTTCTGGATTACCCGATGATGGATAAGAGTCCCATCCTTCTCCGTCTATGTCTTTTAATATATCCGAAAAGAGGAACTCATAAATGTAATTCCCCTTCCAGTTTTGTCCTATTTTATTTATATAGACTAAGTTCATTATCTAAACATACCTCTTCTTCTATAAGATGGACGAGGTTTATCACTTCTATCCATTCTTTTATCTGCTTTAGGTCTAGGGTCAACTTTAGGTCTTTTAATAGTTCTCCACTTATCTCCTTTACCTGGCTTAGTTGTAGGTTCTTTAATTCCTGGTTCTTTAACTGGTGCTTCAGAGTTTCTTAAAAAATCAATATCTAATTCGATAAAATCTTCTCCTTTATCAGAATTCATTGAAAAGTCTAATTCACCATCATCGTTGTTATCCATATCTAAACGATTAGGAATACCATCAAAGTCTCTATCTAAATCATTAGTTGTATCTAAATACCCTTGTCCTGTCGCAATAGCGTCCATAACAGACATTTCTTCATCTTCATCTATATTACGTCTTCTATCTTTTCTTCCTTTACGTAACATTTTGAAGTCTTCCGCATCTATCTTACCATTTTTGTTTCTATCTAATTTGTGTTGTTTACCCACAAGTTTTTCATTCATTATATCTTCTTCATCCATAATGTATGCTTCTCTATCGTATTGTCCTGGTGAA